CCATACAACGAGTTAGCGGTTACTTTATATCCCAATTGACGTTTTTCTAGTATATTTTGCATAAATGGATCTTTTTCAATCTTTCCCATTTTCCTAGTATCTGACCTTGCTTTCAATAACTCTTGTAGGATAGCTGGCATAATCGCATCTTCAGATTGCGCCCATCGGCAAATCATTTTACCAGACTTTACTTTATCTGCTCGTGAAGTCGGGGTCTTACGTACATATACATAAGTATCAAATTCAATATCAATATACTCCATCCCAGGAAGATTATCATATTGCATGTCACCAGTCTGTTTACATAACTTACCCGATAAATCATATTCTTTAGTCCATACTTTTGTATCGTGAGAATATTTCTGTGAAATCATAGCGGATGGATATAGCGACGCATAATCAACACATGCTACTGGATTGTCCATATACATCGCACATTTAGGCGGAAGAACAATTGCACCTTCATACCCCTCGTTACTTCCACTCCTATCAAGATCAGGCATCAATGTATTTTTATCACGGCATTTTTTGGCTACATAGCTCGTGAGTTTGATACCCTGTCCTCGGAATACAAGGAAGCTTATTGGTACACTGCAAATTCTTGCCATTTCCACATATCCAGTTATTACATCTATCTTGCGCATCAAGTGATGTACTATGTTGCAATCCTGTAGACAATATTTCGCAACTATTGCACGGTCACTTGATGAACCATTTGACAATCGGAAGATATCTTGTGGAGTAACATCATCTTTTGCCATACCCCATTTTACTGATTTTAATGTATCAATATCACTGTAATGTCCTCCAATTAATATGAATTTTTCTGTTTCCTTTTGAATATCCAAAACACGGAATTTACGACCATTTGCATAATAATCGGATGAAAACCCAGTGATTTCAAGATGGATAAAATCATTTACATTCAACCCAGTTAGATTCTTACTGTATAATTCGGTGACATCACCGTGAATTGGATGAACTGTTGTTACAATCTTTTTTATGTTATCACCAATATATTGCCCAGCAACATCATCCAATTTGTAAGATGATAGATTAAAATCACGTCGGAAATATGTATACATATCAATTTGTAAACGTCCAGCAGTCTTGATATATTTGAGGTCATATTCACCACTCGCAAGAACTACTTTAGCGTTCTCTATCCCAGTTATACTGACATCCTGTCCGAATTTCGCACAAATATCGTTTTTTTTGCGTGATAACATTAGGAATTGGCTTTCACAATGATTTTCTTTTGCTCGATTAAACATGAAATCATAGTCAAATCCGAATATATTATATCCGATAATAATGTCAGGATTTTCAGTTTGGATGAGTTCTGCCCATTTCAATAGTAATTCGGATTCTTTATCAACCGATTCTATAACTGCTCCATTAACTGGGTCGCATGATCCCAATACGAAACAATGGTTTAAATATGGCTCTGTATCACCATATTTCATAAATGTAGAACCAATAAAAGTAACTTTATCGCCTTCTAATTCAGGAAAGATTGAAGTCATTACATCATCTATGAATTTTAGTTTTTGGTCTCTTGTATATTGTGTATTGAATAGAACATCAGTTATAGTTGCTTTATCGGAAATTCGTGCAGGTTTGTTATAATATGTTTTATACTTAGGTTCATCGTCTTCGTCGTCGTATTCATCCTCGTTCTCGCTATATTGTTCAGGTTCGTCTTCTATTTCTTCGATTGTATCAACTTGTGCTGTAAACAATGAATTTATTGTATTTACCTTCACCATTTTTTCAGCATCTTTAATCGGTGTTACAAATAGACTCTCCATCAATTTCTGTATATTGTCCCGCGACTGTGTATATTTAGGATATACAATATCAATATCATCGAATTTATCATAACCGAACCCTGTGAGGATTATACGTTCCAGTAACATTTTTGTGCGGGCTGCATCTGGTGAATGTCTTTGAAATGCATCAATCAAATTTGACGCGAGGCGCTTGTAAGTTTTTACAGGTATTGGAAAATCACCATGACTACTGCTTGCCTCAATATCAAAACTGCATATTTTATATGGAACTTGCGTTTCCTTATCTGGAAGCGGTTTGATACAATCGCATGTGCATCTATATTCATAGTCACATGTTGTTGTTTTTTCGGATGGGATGTTTGCTCTTTTTGTAAATATCTGAACCCATCCTGATGGGCTTATATTTTGTATATGGAAATATCGAAGTAAAGGAGGAATTGTGCTCTCATATAACTCCACATTGATCTCTTTAAATTTCATACGTATCAATCGTCCTGTATTGTCATCGTACCATAAACGTTTTGTTCGATTCATTGTTGTTAGATTATCAAATGTAAATTTGACAAATTTGTATAATTTACCAGCAGTGAATCCATATAATTTTTTATGTTCTACAATTTCACAACTTATTACGGAACTAGTTTTAACTCTCTTTGATAAATCACGATTTAATGCACGAGCATCAGAATCGGTCCAATCATCACCTACTTTCACATAGAAGAATGGTTTATACCCATTCACTGTAATACTACATGTTTCTCCTGTTTCATTTACCCCAAACATCTGTATGGCAAATTCATTATTTTTTTCTATCTTCTCGTCATATACTTGGAAGTCAATTAACTTGAATGACTTTGAACAAACAATAGGTTTTTTACTCATTGTATTAGATTATTATTAGTTTTTTGTATTGATTTTGTTTTATAATAAATAAAATCAATTTTCTGGAGTGGTATTACATTCATATTTTTTTTGTATTTCTCTTTATATTTAGCGTTACAAATATATAATTTCATATACTTCCTAAAATGATTTGATAGGTTCTCCCGATGATAGTAATATAAGATTATTTTAGGAAGGGTGTGTATTTGTATTAGTAAACCATTCTGCCATAGTAGGAGGATCACGAGAACCATCGTATATATCTAATTTTCCTCCATTGATTCTAAAAATAGTAGGATATCCATTCACGGTAATAGGGGTTTCGCATATCCCTTCGCATTTTTTATTAAATGTATCCAATTTACCGTGTTGATTAATATCTTCCTCTTCTAATTTGATATGATACATATCCCTGTCGCGACCTGGCATTTCTTGGATTATATCCATTGTTTGTTGCCATTTTGGTGGCGCTTCTTTATTATTCTCGTCTGGTATGAGATCCTTACAATGCGGACACCATTTTGCGTATATAATACCCATAATAACCGTTTCTTTATCCAACTTTGGCATAACTTCTAAATCAAGTTCTCCCATTTTGGCTTTGTTTAATAATATTGATTTAGATACTCGTGATCTTTTCTTGTTCCTGCGTGTGCGATTCTTCCCACCTTTTAGTTTACTAAATCTTACACGTTTTGATCTTTTTGTTTTCCTAACCATTTTGTTTATATACTACATCTAGATAAATGTCAATGGAAATTATTTTCGCAAATTATAGTATAGATGCGAGTTAGATTGATTGTATTTCTAATTGTTGTTTCTTTGTTTGTATTAGTCGCACCTTGTATAACGATGGAGAATAAGGAGCCTATGCAATTACAACCTGAACCGAAATCATCTAAAATAAACTGCCCAAAGGTATTAATCAAAAAAGGAGAACAATTAATATTATATGATGATGCGGACCAAGAAATTACGAGTTTTAATGGTTTAGATGAATATATAGATTATTTGAAGAATGAACGAGCTAGAGGAATATCCTGTCCTGTTATGTTTTTACAAAAGGAAAATGATACACAGGGAAAGGATGTCTATCGCCTAAGACCGAGTATTTTCAATCAACAAGGCGGTATGGCACCAGTTGATATTGCGCCTATTATCGACTCTAGCCGAAAGAGTAGTGTATACAATGTGAATAATTATCCCGGATTTGACCCTTTAGGATTACAAATAGGTGTTTATAATAAACTAGATGCGATTCATGACTCCACTGAAAATACGAAAACTAGTGACAATCCTATGGATACAAATTGGGGTGGGGTTGAGTTCACACAAGAAGTTGTAGATTCTGGTAGATATGAGGACAGTGAAGTCGGAAAACCTTTATATTTTAATTCGAAAACACGATTCTTTCCTGATTTATATAAAGACCAAGTGGCTCCTAGATCTTATATAAATCCAGATCTATCCTTATAAATTAAATATCGGATTTGTATCATAAATTTTGTATCATAATCAATACAAAAATTGATTCATATACATTCTGCATGTAATTACGATAAAAACAAAAAAAACAAAGATGTTTATAAATTATGTACGAAACCCCCACAATTCGTTACCGGGAAAACGGAAGTGGTATTATGTGATATATGGAAAAGGATAGAGAAAATTAAATTAAATAATGATAATGATATTGACAATGAGACAGACAATGATAATGATAGTGACAACGAGAAAGACAATGGTAATGATAGTGACGATAATAAAATACACAAACATACAATTGACATTATTGTAACAAATAATAGTTTAGTTGAAGCAGAACAATGGAAATGTAGAATAGGTTCTAAGTTTAAAGAATATCGTGATGTAAAATTTCATATTTTATCCAGTAAAAGCAATGACTTTACAGATATAAACACTTATATTAATGGAATTCAACAGGTTACTGATGAAAATGATATACCAAATGTTCTAATAGTTTGTTATAACGCGAAAAGAGTATGTTCTGATATTCATACGTTATGTAATACATTTGGAGGATTACATAAAATGATTTTGCCAAATATTCTTAAAAAGCATATAGTGAATTTTAACATTTCGTTCGATGAACCCGACGCTAATCTCGGAGTTACAGAAACATTTCTTACTAGTGTAAAACCGTTTATAATAAATAATACAATTACGGGTGTTTTGTTTATAACCGCAACTTCTACTCCACAATTTTGGGCTATGCTCGAAAGGTGTGGTATAATTCAATTATACAATTTGAATAAAGATACAACTAATAATTACGATGAAGATTTAGAAAGTTACATATGCTTTAAAGATCATAATATAATATTACATAATAACAATACAACTAATCCGCTGTTATACATAATGGATTTATTTTGCACAAAAAAAATCGATGAAACATCAAGGAAAATTATATTTGCTCCTGGTCATCTTTACACCGAAAAACGCGGCGTTGGTAGTCACGTAGAGATAGAAAAATTCTTTCTTACTAAAGATTATACAGTAGTGAAAATGAATTCAGCATTTAAAGGATTTGTTCATCCGGGTCGTGATGATGAACTGTTTGAAGATTATAATAAAAAACATGGAATTAAAGGTGAATTAAGAGAAACCTTAGCACATTTTGCTGAGAATAATAAAGAAACAAACATAGTTATTACTGGAAATTCTGTAATTGAAAGGGGTGTTACATTTAATACAATAAACTTTAATTTTACAGATATGATATTATCTGATTATCATAGGAAGTCTAAATCAAAATTAAACCAGTT